GGACACATGCCTACGGGCTACGCCGGGGGCGGTGTTCGTGCAGACGAATGGGGTGAGTTACACAACCAACAATATCGTCACTAGGTTCGCTGGGAATTGGTATGGACTGGCGGAGAACACAGCCAGTGTGGCCTACGGGTATGATGGAACGACATTTATAAACGTCACTGCCGGTTCTGGAACTTGGGCGTCTAGGGCGAAGATTAGCTATACCTACAATGGCGCTAATGCGAAGTTCCAGTGGAACGGCGGAACAATTGCCAGCGGCTCTAACACCCGAACGCTGGCGACCGGGCTCATCTATATAGGCTCTGTGAATGGCACGAACCCCACTAACGGCTACATAGAGCGCCTCGCCTGCGGTACGCAGTACCAGCTTTTCCCGACGAGTCCGTAGAAGTTATAAATATAAGAAATGTCAAAGGGAATAAGACAGTGAAGTTAATTGTCGAGCAAAATCTAGACGGTATTGAATATTTGGTTGAAGGTACTGAGCCTACTTCCAAGAAATATTACATTGAAGGTGTCTTTGCTCAAGCAGGTATCAAGAACCGCAATGGCAGAATATATGCCCAACCTATTATGGAATCTGCTATCAATAACTACATAAATGACTATGTGAAGCAGAAGAGAGCCTTAGGTGAACTTTCACATCCTACAACTCCTTCTGTAAATCTTGATAGGGCTTGTCATATTGTTGAGTCTCTTACTTGGAGAGGCTCTGATGTTATTGGCAGAGCTAGAGTTCTTTCAGAAACGCCAATGGGCAAGATTGTTAAGAACCTCATTGATGAAGGTGTAAAGATTGGCGTTTCTACCAGAGGCATGGGATCAGTCAAGATGAATGCTGAAGGTATCAATGAAGTTCAGAACGATTTTTCACTCCGAGCCATTGATGTTGTTTATGATCCTTCCGCACCCGCTGCTTTCGTAAATGGTATCATGGAAGGCACCGAATGGATTTTTGATGTTGCTTCCGAGTCTTGGAAGTCCCAGCAAGTTATTGAACAAGCCCGGCAAATGGGTAGAAAAGAGTGGCGGAAGTTGCAGGAATCGCAAGTTCAGCTATGGTCTAAGTTTATTAGGAATCTATAACATAGAATAATAAATAAAACTAAACACAAGAGAAAAGTATCCCAGGAGTTAGAACACAATGGCTTTGAAGAAGAATACGCAAACAACCGTGAACGAGGCTGAAAAGCTTTCTTCGTCTGGATATGGTAATGTTCCCGATCCTGTGGTAACAAATGCCAAGAGACCTGCTGATCAAGAGAATGGTCAGTCATTTGATTCTGTGAAGTTCAAGACCCAAGATGGTTTCTCTAAGGCTGACACTCTTCAAGCAATCATGGCAAGATTTACCAACTATTCAAGAGAAGATTTGAATAAGGTATTCAAGGCCCTAGATATTCCTAATGCACCGAAGCGTCCTCTAGATAAGAATGAAGTAGATCAGGATTCTTATGACACCCAGGGAACTTCTCCTGCTCCTATTAATGCATATTTGGGACCTTTAAATCCTCATTTGTATGGTGATAATATTTCCAATAATGCTCAGGGTAAAATTGTGAAGGGATCCAATCCTAAGTCCAATTCTACCGTTTATGGAAGTGTTAGAACTGAGGAAGCCGTTCCTATGCCAAATCTTGAAGGACCTGCAAAGGGCGGTCAAGTGAAGTCAAAGAAAGTTTCTGGGCCCGTTGATAAGGATGGACAAGCAGACTATGACGTTCAAGGAACAAAGCCTTCTGATGCTGCCGCAGAGGGTGATCTGCCTCTTTCTCCTGCAAAGAGAACCGTGAAGGGCGAAAAGCTTTCCCAGAATGCTATTGATGGAAATATTTCTAAGATTGGAACTAACCCAAGATCAAACTCCTGCGTTTCTGGTTCTGTAAAGATCACCAAGGAAGATTTGGATGATATGGGTCTTTCTGATCTTGACGAAGACCTTGCATTCAAGACACAGACTATTTTTGAAGCCCATCTCAATACTAGACTTATGATTGAAAATGAGAGACTTCATGAAGAATATCAGGAACTCTTTGAAGAAACCGTAGGTCAGATCCAGTCTGATTTGGTTGATAGCATTGACAAGTATCTAAATCGCGTTGTTGAAAATTGGCTTGAGCAAAATCAAGTTGCGGTTGAAGAAGGCTTGAAGACTGAAATCACCAAGGACTTTATTACTGGTCTCCGTGGCTTGTTCCAGGAACACAATATCAATGTTCCTGAGGAAGAGTTGGACGTAATCAAGACTTACGAAGAGAAGCTTGCAGAAATTGAATACCTTTATAACGAGGAAGTAGAGAAGAATATTGCTCTCAAAGAAAATCTCGTTGCTTTTGAAGTTTCCGAAGCATTTGACGAAGCTTGCGACGGTCTTGCTATGACCCAAGCAGAAAAGCTCCGTTCTCTGGTAGAAAACATTGAGTATTCTACTGTAGAAGAGTTCAAGGCCAAAGTAGAAATCTTGAAGGAGAATGCTTTTGGAGGTTCTTCCAAGAAGTCTTCCTCTCAAGTTCTTGCTGAGGACATGACTGAGGTTGATGATGGTGAAGCAGAAACCACAGAAACCAAGTATGTGGCACCAGAGATCAATGAGTACGTTGCTGCAATCTCTCGTTCCATCAAGAGATAAGAAATAGAAAACAATAAATAAAAATAACAAACAAAGAAAAAAGGTAGGAGTTAGTTTCGATGTCATATGAAACCGTTATCAGTGAAGAAATCCAGAATAAGTGGGCACCAGTTCTGGAACACCCTGATCTTCCAAAGATTAAGGATGTAACCCGCCGCTCCGTTACCGCTCAGATGTTGGAAAACACTGAGATTGCAATGAGAGAGCAATCTGCCCAGATGAATGGCACCGGATTCGGTCTTCTGTCTGAAGATGGTCCTACTAACCAGATGGGTGCAGGTAATATCGGAACTTATGATCCTATTTTGATCACTTTGATCCGTAGAACCATGCCAAACCTCGTTGCATACGATGTTTGCGGTGTGCAGCCAATGACTGGTCCTACTGGACTGATCTTTGCTTTGCGTCCTCACTACAATGACCAGAGCAACACTACCATCAATGCTTTCTATGACGAACCTTTCACTCCGTTCTCTACCTATGATAGCAATATCGCTGGTACTGGTGCACAGAGCCTTGGTTCCGCTAACTCACTTTCCTCTGCTAACGGTATGCCATTCACTGGTGGTACTTCTGCTCAGCCTACCAACCCAAATACTTACAACTATGCAACTGGTGCTAATACAGCTATCGGTGAAACTTTTGGTTGGTCTAATGCTACAACCTTCGGTCAGGCTAACGTTGCCAACAACATCCCACAGATGGGCTTCAGCGTTGACAAGGTAACTGTTACTGCTGTTACCCGTGCTTTGAAGGCTGAGTATTCTCTTGAATTGGCACAGGATTTGAAGGCTATTCATGGTCTTGACGCCGAGACTGAGTTGGCTAACATTCTCACCGGTGAAGTTCTTGCTGAAATCAACCGTGAAGTTATCCGTACCCTAAACCTCGCTGCAAAGCAAGGGGCGACTGACGCAACCACTGCTGGTATCTTTGACCTTGACGTTGACTCTAACGGTCGTTGGGCAGTTGAAAAGTTCAAGGGTCTTATGTTCCAGCTAGAGCGTGAATGTAACGCCGTAGCAAAAACAACCCGTAGAGGCAAGGGCAACGTCCTTATTTGCTCTTCGGACGTGGCTTCTGCAATGCAAATGGCTGGAGTTCTTCAGTTCACTCCTAAGCTTGATCAAAACAACTTGCAGGTTGATGACACTGGCAACACTTTCGCTGGTATCCTCAATGGTCGTATCAAGGTCTATATTGATCCATATGCTACAGCCAACTACTACAACGTAGGCTATAAGGGTGCTTCTGCATTTGATGCTGGTATCTTCTATTGCCCATATGTTCCTCTCCAGATGATCCGTGCAATTGATCCGCTTTCTTTCCAACCTAAGATTGCCTTCAAGACCCGTTACGGTATGGGTGCAAATCCATTCTCCTCTGGTGGTGCAAACGCAGCATCTCCAAACTCTATCACTGGTGGTGCTAACGTCTTCTATCGTGGCGCTTTGGTAAAAAATATTATCTAAGAAATCAAACACCTAGATAACTTATCTGAGACCCTAGATTTTCATCTAGGGTTTCTTTTTGTCTTATTTTATGTTTTTTGCGAAAGCTGCTAAATATCTCAAAACAACAAAATACTGACGAAGGTATATCATGGCGGAAATCTCCAGAACAACTCTTGCTCTAGGCACGGGTGCCACCGCTCTTACTGTAGATCAATTGGTTCCACCGATCAATTGGATTCTTTCTGGTTTTCCTGCTGATTCAAGACCACCAGAAGTTGCGGTTCTTCTAGCTGTTGGCTTGTTGGTTTTAGCTTCTTTAGGATTTCATTTCTTAAAGCATTATCTTCAAGTAAAAGACCTTGAACTGGATCGTCAAGAAGCTGCCTTAACCTCTTCCACCACAACAGGAACAACTACACCATGAAGAAATATATCCCTATCATAGTAATCCTTATTGGGCTTGCCGCTTGTAACCAACAGCAGATGCAGAATGTAGCAACGGTTGCTTGTACTGTAGATAAATTGGCTCCTGCTGCTATTGCTGCTGGAGGAACCATTGCTGTTATCACGGATCCAACTCAAGCAGACACAATTGCTAAGTTGAATGCTTCCGAAGCAGCGCTTCATCCAATCGTTGTGGCTGCTTGTAATGCTACTTTGGCAGGAAGTGTTCCTGTTGCTGGAACAGTGGCTACTTCTTTAGTTCCTGTAGCTGCACCTCAACCAATCATTTCAACAACTGCAATCACTTTTCCAACGACTCCTGTAGCACCCGCTACGAAGTAAGTTATGCTTAGAGGAATCACATTCGGCTTTATTCTCCTTCTCCTTGTCGGATGTGGTTCCGAAGCTATTTGGGTTCCCATTCTAACTTCTTCTTTAGGATATGTTGCTTCTGTAAATAATCTAGGCGCCCAATCTTTGAAATTATATATGTTTGAGGAAGAAAAGAAGAAGCCTGAATTAGTAACTGATCAGAGATGCATAATGCCAACTGCAAAAGACCAGATAGAGAAGACAAATGGGACAAATAACTGAAGCAGAACTTTTTGACATTTGCTATATGGCATATGAAGACAATCCAAAATGGGATCTTCTATTTTCTGGTGAGAAAGACGATGATACCTACGTTGGTATCAAGAGAATAGATGACCTTGATGTGGTTGTCTTTCGGGGTTCTGTGACAGCCGAAGATTGGTTAAGAAACTTCACTGCATTTATGGTCCATGATCCTAAACTTGGATGGATCGTTGATGGTTTCCATATTTCTATGCCAGAAGTGCTTGCTAATCTGAAGTCTGTTCTAGGACCAAAGTATATGGTCCTAGGGCATTCTAGAGGTGCAGGAATGGCCACCATTTTTGCTGCTGAAATGACAGCCGATGAAAATCCACCATTGCTCCTTATGCCCCTTGCTCCTCCTAGAACAGGAAGAAGTGACCTTAAACAAATTCTTTCTAAGGTACCAACAAAGGCTTTAGGAAACAGAGGAGACCCAGTTGTTGCCGTTCCGCCTTATGCTTATCATCCTTACGATGTTATTTCTATTGATGCTCCCCCGCCAGAACACGACCCTTGGGGTCCGGTGGCACCACATCATTCAGAATTGTATGGAAAGTGGATAAAAGCACAGGACCCCATGCCAGTTTGGAAGTGGTAGTTTATTTTATATATAATCTAACCAAGGTATTTCCAACCACTTCTGTATCAAAGAATTGACAAGCCCACTCATACCAATCTTCTCTACCAACGTAGTCATGAATGAATATGGCCGGATCGTCTTTGGTACATTGAAGAAGAACACTTAGAGCACAAGCTCCTCGTGCAATTCCATCAATAAAAAAGATATCAGAATCAAAAACTTCGGGACCAGGGTTGATATAGTCTTTCGATCCATAAGGGTGTTCTTCCTTGATATCAGCGTATCCATGAGCATATCCATGTTGCTCTGGAATATGGAACATTTGAAACCGATCAGAAAGACCTTCTCCGAAATGATTTGAGGTTGCTCTTCCTACCCGAAGAAACCATGCTTCTGAATGCTCAATGGTATATAACTTCTGGCCAGGTTTTATTTCTTCCAACCATAGACAAGTGGATCCACCGGATCCCCATTCAGTCATCTTTCCATTTTCTGGAAGCTTCTTGATAAGATTTGTGATATAGTCAACTTCATCATTCATCATCTGAATGTCTGTGATGATTCCTGAGTAGTTTATCTTAGGAACGAACTTCTCCGTCATTTGCGGTTTCTCCTACTATGTTTACGATTTTAGTTAGCATTTCAATTTGGTTTGCTGCTGAATTTAGTTCGTTCTCTAGAACCTTCCAGTATTTGGCAAGCTTTCTGAGTTCGGATGGGATCACTGGTGTTTTCATTTTTTCCTCATATTTTCATTAAAATAGCATGTATCTTCTTGACTGTCAACAAAAATCATGCTATAAATATAAACATGGCCTTAGATTTATACGCACCCCCGTCCATATACGGTTTCGTGTATATATGGATGGATAAAACAAACAAAAAATTTTATGTTGGTTCTCATAAAGGATCAATAAATGATGGCTATATAGGATCAGGAACAAAATTCAGTGAATTTTGTTCTCAAGCGCCAATAGAAATAAGAAAATATAGAGAAAAATCAAAGTCTACAAGAAAAATTAAAGATAAATTAGAATGTCCTCATTGTCATGTTATAATGGATTCTTCTAATGTAAAAAGATATCACTTCAATAATTGTAAAATGAAATAAATAATACTATGGCATTAGATATTTTTGCTGCTGGAAACTTTCTTGCCACCAACAATTTCAAGTTGGAAATTCCTTTTGCCAACACGTTCAACGAGCATGTTCAGGCGATAAATCTTCCTGGTGCGAACATGAATCCAGTTACTGGAGGTCTTCCTACTCCATTTACCCAGTTGCAGATTCCGGGACATACTATGTATTTTGATACATTGACTGTTACGGCTCATGTGGACGAAAACATGATGTCGTATCAAGAGATAGCATCTTGGATGTTTGCTGTAGGATTTCCTTCTGATTTCAGTCAGTACGCAACCATTTCTAACATTCCATCAACGACTGGTGGATCGGTTGTCAGAGATATTACCCTGACAATTTTGAATTCACAAGAAATTCCTTTCATTAGATTCACCTACATCGCAGCATATCCAATTCTCATCGGACCCATGCAGTTTGATTCTAGACCTGACGATGTTCAATATGCAGTTTTTGATGTTCAATTCAAATATCAGTCCTTCAAATTCCAGCAGATTGTAAACGGAGTTCTTATTCAAAATAATGTGACAACAACTAGCGTGTAATATATTATGAAACTGGAAGCTATCCATGATCTATGGGCAGAAGATGCCATCATAGACAAAACGGATGTTGGTCAAGCCGCTTTGGATATTCCTAAGCTGCATTCCAAATATTTCAAGATTTTCTCTAATGAACGATTGACCTTCAAGAAGATGGAGGCCGAACTCAACCAATTAAAACATCTAAAAACTGAATATTTCAATGGCATATTAGACGAAGAAACCATGAAAGAAAAAGGTTGGTCTCCTAATCCACTAAGAATCCTCAAATCAGATATACCTAACTATGTTGCCAACGATCAAGAAGTGGTTGATGCTTCTTTGAAGTTGGAGATTCAAAAAGAAAAGTTAGACCTATTGGAGAGTATTATAAAAACAATTGGTAATCGCAGTTTTCAACTTAATATTACCTTGGGTTGGCAGAAATTCATCAATGGAATATTATGAAGATAGAAGTTCATCCATTCAATGAAACCTATGTGAAGGTCTTCGCGGAAAGAGGAATTCTTCAGGAACTCTCTGAGTATTTCTCCTTCAGAATACCTAACGCGCACTTCAATCCAAAGGTGAAGGCCAAGGTTTGGGATGGAAAGATTAGACTTTATAACTTATTTACTAACACCCTGTATGTAGGATTGTTGGATAGACTGAGAGAGTTTTGTTATTCAAGAGAATATGAATTGGAGTTCTCTGAGGATGTATTCAACGAAGAGGAGTTATCTCTAAAGGAAGCCCAAGACTTCATTTCCTATCTTTCTCTTCCTATAGAACCAAGAGACTATCAGATAAAATCCTTTGTTGACTGCATCCGCTTCAGAAGAGGAATTGTGGAATCTCCGACAGCTTCTGGAAAGTCTCTTATAATATATCTGGTTCTACAATATCTTGCCAAGAAAACTCTCATCATCGTTCCTTCCATCAATCTAGTCCATCAGATGATAGGAGACTTTGAAGATTATGGATACAAAGGAGGTTGGTCCAAAATCCTCTCAGGCGCAGAAAAGGATAAACTTGAGCATATAGTTGTCTCCACTTGGCAGTCCATATTCAAGATGCCACCTTCTTGGTTTGACCAATTTGGAACCATCATTTGCGACGAGGTTCATCTTGCCACAGCCAAGTCTCTAACAGGAATCCTGGAGAAGGCAAAGACCACAAAGCATAGATTTGGATTTTCAGGAACACTTTCTGAAAGTCAGGCGCACCGTCTTGTATTAGAAGGTCTTTTTGGTAGGATTTCAAAACAAACGTCAACTTCTGATTTGATTGAGCAGGGACATCTGTCTCCTTTCAAAATTAAAGCAATTCTCCTAAAATACTCTGATATTTCAAGACAATACACAAAGGGTTTTGAATATAGAAAAGAAATAGAGTGGTTGTTTGCTTCCTCTGCAAGAAATAAGTTCATCAGAAATCTAGCTCTTTCTATCTCAGGAAACACTCTCATTCTATTTCAAAGAGTTGACAGTCACGGCAAACTGTTATATAATGATATCTCAAACTTCGCAAAGGGAAGAGCCGTCCATTACATTCACGGAGGAGTAGATGGTGATGAAAGAGAAGAAATCAGAAGTCTCCTTGAAACGGTAGATAACGATATTCTAGTTGCTTCTTATGGAACTCTATCCACAGGAGTCAATATCAAAAACCTCCACAACATTATCTTTGCTGCTCCATCTAAATCTAAAATCAGGGTCATGCAGTCCATAGGAAGAGGATTGAGAAAGTTGGAGTCCAAGAAGATGACAACCCTTTTTGATATTGGGGATGATCTCTCCTGGAAGAAGCATAAGAATTATACCCTATCCCATTTTCAAGAGAGAATAAATATGTATGCATCTGAAAGTTTCCCATTCAAAATGTACTCTGTTGATTTGAAGGAATAGCCTTTGAAAATAGTAGCTATCAAACTTTCCACAGACGAAGAAGTTGTTGGCATCCAACTCTTCTCATTTCTTTCCTTATTTACTAGAAAAACATATCTATACAAACCCATTGTTTTGAAAATTATAATGGGTAGTCCTCATCATTCCGGTATGGGTCTATCATACCAAGCTTATAATAAAATGGGGGACACTAATGTTGTTTCTATTTCTAGTAGATATGTAATTTCAAGGTTTATTCCAAAACCTTCTCTTGCAATGCTATATTCCCATATAGCAACGGATCTTTATGATGATCTTCATGAAGGAATGAATGATTTCTTTATGAGGGCTTCAGATTCCATGGAACA